ATCGATGCTTTAACATTGTTTAATGATAAAATTGGATTAACTACTTCGGAACTTGACGCAATGCGTGAATCAATGGTTGCAAATGCTGAAAAGGCAAAGGAAGCATTAGGAGAACAAACTAAAGAATATGATAGGTTAATTGCAGTTGCTAAATCAAATGGAGAAAGCACAGTTCAAATTGAATTAGATAAACAAAGAGCTATTCAGGCGACTAATGAAATGATACTTCGCCAAATGTTAGCTCAAGTTAAAAGCGGTGTTGAATTAGATGAAGCTCAAAAGAAATTACTAACCTCAACTTTAGCGAGTGTTAAAGATACGCACACAGCGATTACTGTTATTGAGAATACTGACAGAAAAGATAGGGCGGAAAAAAACAATAAAGCATACGAAGATAATAAGGCTGCTAATATTGAAATGATTAAGCAAATTGAAGATGCTAAAATTGCTGCTATAAAAGACGAAGAGCAAAGATCATTTGCAAAAGAAACTTTAGATAATCAAAGGCGTGTAAAAGCTATTCAAGCAGATAAAGCAAGTAGTGATTTAAAAAATCAAATGTTATTAGCTAATGAACAATTATTTCAGGATAACTTAAATAAAATTAATTCAGATGCCGCAGCTAAAAAGAAAGCTGCAGATGATAAAGTAATAGCGGATAAAAAAGCTATTGACGATAAAGCGATAGCGGATAATAAACAAATACTTGATACTAAGCATGCTCAACAAATAGCACAGGATGAAAAAGACGGTGCTGAAATGGTTGCTAAAAATGAAAAACGTAAAGAGGATGAAAAAGCAGTTAGTGATTCAATGGTTAATGTTACATTGCAAGGGTTACAAGCAGCTCAACAATTAACTGATTTATTCTTTGCGTTTAAAAGACGTAACATGCAAAAGGGCAGTGCTGAAGAATTAGCAGCAGCAAAAAAACAATTTAATATTAATAAAGGATTAGCTATTGCAAATGCTACAATTCAAGGTGTGCAAGGTGTTTTGGCTGCCTTTAGTTCGGGTGCTGCAGTTCCCGTTGTAGGTGCTGTAATGGGGCCAGCCTATGCAGTTTTAGCTGGTATTGTTGCTGCTGCTAATATTGCTAAGATAGCAAGTGCTAAATTCGACGAAGGTGGTGGTGGTGGTGGTGGCGGTGCAGTTACTTCGGGTGGTGCAACTCCTAGCGTTCCAATACCAAGTCCACCAACTTTAAACACTCCTGGTGCTAACACAAACTCAGGAACTACATTTGATAGCACGGGCAAAAATACAAGTGCAACAACGCCAACAATTAACGTTAATGCAACTATTGGAGTAGACGAAATAAATTCAAAACAAAACAGGGTAAGCGTATTAGAAAAACAATCAACATTTTAAATTATGGAAAACAAATTACCAATATTTTACGCATCAATAGACGATAGCTTAAAAGGAGTAGAATTAAAAGAGCAAGGTGTACAATCAATTGCTTTAGTAGATAGTCCTGCTATGATGTCCGAATGGCTTATGTTCAATAAAACTGAAAATGTGAATATGAAGTTTGCATTAAACGAAGAGCAAAGAATTATAACAGCTCCAGTTATTGTTGCCGATTTACCAATATATCGTAAAGTTGACGATAAAGAATTTTATGTAGTTTATAAAAAACCTACTATAATGCAAATAGCACAAAAGTACGGTGCTGAAAATAGAAACAAGTTAATTAAATTAACTCACGATACTGATTTAATTAGTAAAGACGTTTTTGTATTCGAATCATTTGTTAGTGATGAAAGTAGAGGTATATCTCAACCTAAAGGTTTTGACTTGCCAGACGGTACATGGTTTGTATCTATGAAAATAAACAATCCTGAAATTTGGGCTAAGGCTAAGAGTGGCGAAATTAAAGGTATTTCATTAGAAGGCTTTTTTGATTTAGAACAAACAGCTACTTTATCGGATAACGAAGTAAAAGCTATCATACAAAATATTTTGTAAAAAGCAAATAAAAAGGTATATTATTAATATAAACTAAAAAACATTTAAATGGGTTATAGAGAAGAGTTCACAGAATTACTAGGAGTTGACTTAGTAGCAAAGGTTAAAGCCTTAGCATTAAAATTTTCAACAGAAACAGTTGTAGAAGCTCCAAAAGAAGCTCCGACTGCGGTTAAACTTGAAGACGTTATGTTAAAAGACGGTACTGTATTACAAGTTGAAAAAATGGAAGTAGGTGCAATGGCTAACATTGTTACTCCTGAAGGTGTAATGCCTGCTGCTGATGGCGAATACGTTGCTGAAAATGATACTGTTATTATGGTTATGGGTGGTTTAATTTCTGAAATTAAAGTTGCTGAAATTGTAGAAGAGGTTGAAGTTGAAGAGGCTCCCGTTGTTGCTGGTATCAATTCACAATTAGAAGCGGTTACTAAAAGACTTTCTGATATTGAAGCTAAATTTGAATCACAAACAATTGAATTAAACGAAACTAAGAAAGGTTTAGGTGTTGCTTTGTCAAGTGTTGAAAAATTAACAAAACAACCAGTTGCAATTTCTTTAGAAAAACAAAAACCAAGTTCTAAAAGAATTGAAGAGATGACAGAATTAGAAAAATTTAGAGCTTATAAATCTAAATAATCATGGCTAAAGTTATAATAGATACTAAAGAACAATTCTTTGTTAATCCATTTCATTTTGGTATTAATTATGATATGTTTTTAGATGCCATGAAAGGCAAGACAGTAAAAGAATATTGTAAATCTAATTTAACCGATGAGCAAATTGAATGGTTAGAAAATGATTTGAAACATTACACAGAAAATAAAAAAAATAAATAAACAATTAAAAACAAAATAAAAAAATGGCAATAGCTTATTCAACAGCAACAGAACCCAAAGCGGTTATTGAAGCAATCTTAGAAGAAGTATTATTTGAAAACAATACCATTAAAGACGGTTATGTTACATTTAACTCTGATATCAAAGCAGGTACAATTATCACAGATGAATCAATGTCAGTAACTGCTCAGTTGTATACTGGTGCTGCATTAGCTTCTTCAGGAACTATAACTTTAGTTGACCGTACAATTGTACCAACTAAATTAGAGTACAAACAAACATTTTTACAAGATGCTTTACGCTCATCTCGTTTTAAACGTAGTATGAAACCAGGTGCTTTCAACATTGAAAGTTCTGAATTTGCATCTACTGTATTAGCGAAATATGGTCCTAATGTTTCTGAAGATTCTGAAAAGATTTTTTGGGGCGGAATTACTGCAGCTACTCAAGTTGCAATTGCTGCATTAGTACCAGGAGCTGGTCAAGGTTCTATTACTGCTGCTACACAAACTGCAATCGCTTTATTAACTCCAGGTTTAGTTGACGGTGTATTTGCTAAAGCAATTTATGATAACGCTGCAATCGGTGGTTATATCAAAGTTACAGGAACTACTGTTACTTCTGCTAACATAGCTTCTCAAATGGCTCTTATCTATGCTAAAATCAAACCTGAAGTATTAGCTAGTACTTCTAATCCTCCCGTTATTGCGTGTCCACGTGCTTGGAGACAATTAGCTCGTATTGCTAACAATGCAGTAGGTGCTTCTCAACAAGTTAACTTTGAATTTGCTTCTAGTGATGCAAACGCTAAATGTTTTTACAATGGTGTAGAAATGTTATTCGTTCCAACTCCTAACGACTTAATGGCTTATTCTTACCAAAAATCTGCAGTGTCTTGGAATACTGATTTAGTTGATGACGTTAATCGTTTCGAAACAGGATTAGTTGTTAATGACGGAGATACACAATTTGTAAGAGCTATCTACACTTTAGCTGCAAATGTTGGTCAAGCTACTAACGGAGTTCTTTACGGAGGATAAAATAAAGGAGGGGTTATTAATTTAACCCCTCTTAATATTAATTTTTAAAAATATAAAAATATGTCGTGTCCACTTACACAAAATTATGTTAATAAAGATTGTAAATCAGTAGCTGGTGTAAAGAAATTTTATATCACTCCATTTGCAAATTTATTAAGCACTACAGTAGTAGCAAATGTTATCACTGTAATTACAAAATCAGTAGCTGTAGTATGGAATACATACGCTCAAGAAAGCGAGATAGCTAACTGGGATTACACAGGTACTGGCTCTTTAGCTAATGGAACTTATGCTTATGATTTTAATGTAACCATGAAATGCATGGGTTTAAATACATTAGATAGTCAAGAATTTGAAACGTTACTTAAAAACAAATTGGTATTAATTGCTGAAATGGAAAACGGGGACTTTTGGATGTTAGGTAAAGATTACGGTTGTTCAGTTGATAACACTAAATTCGAAACAGGAACTGCATTTGGCGACTTTATCGGTAGTACAATAGCTATCAAAGGACGGTCTAATACTTCAATGTTAAAAGTAGACCCTACAATTATTGCAGGTTTATTAGTTTAATAGTTTAAATTATTTGTTTAAAGAAAGCCTATCATTTATTTGTTAGGCTTTTTTTGTAAATGTATAATAAAAAGGTATATTATAATAGTGATATTAATAAACGAAAATACAAGTAATACAGTAATATTAACGTTATCTGAAAAGACAACTTTAACTAATGTAAATTATTTATTTGAAGTTTATAATGACATGACTAACATTTATAAATACTTTATAGCTCAGGATATTAGCACAAATAAAGGTAGGTATAATGAATTTAATATTATTGAAAGTACAATGGAAAATCTTTTAGGTGGTCGCATCAATTTGATTACTGAGGGTTTTTATAAATATAATGTTTACGAGCAAGCAAGCTCAAGTAATTTGAATCCGTTATTGGCTTTGAATTTAATTGACAAAGGAAAACTAAAATTTGTTAAGGCTACAACATCTAATGTTGTATACACTGGCAACCAAATAAATTATGTAGAATATGGCGGATAAGTTTCAATTTACGGATAATAATAAAATGGCATTGCTAAACATGAAAGCGATGCAAAAGTTAGTGTTTGTTGACGATGCCCGTAATGGATGGGTTAAATATGGTAAAGATAATTTATATCCACAAGAAATTATAAGACTTTTTAACGAACATCCTGAACACAGAGCTATCATAAATAGAAAGGCTCGTTACATTTGGGGTAATGGATTAAAGGCGGTTAAACCTGAAGACGATATTAAAGTAAATGCTTTTATTGATAGCTTTAATCGTTTTGAAACACTTAACCAAGTTGGTAAAAAAATAACTCCAAATACTGAATTGTTTAACGGTTGTTACATTGAAGTAATAACCGATTTAAACGGATTACCAATTGAATTTTATTTATTGAACTCTGCTAATTGTAGAATTTCAGAAGACCAAACTAAATTATTTTTTAGTAAAAATTGGAGTAAAAATATTAGAGGTAATGAAGTTCAAACAATTGAAAAATATACTAAAGGTGCTGAAGCTGGAACTTACTTTATTGAGTTTAAATATTACACTCCTTCAGCAACTTATTTAGAAAGTGTTTATCCTAATCCTAATTATCAAGGTATTATTGAAGATATTAATACAGATGTTGATATTAGTACGTTTAATAAGAATTATGTAGCTAGTGGCTTTAGTGTAGGGACTATTATTAACTTTTATAATGGCACTCCTACTGATAGTGAGAAAGCTGATATTAATAATCGTTTCAAAGGAACTTACACAGGCGAAACAGGGCAAAATACAATGATTACTTTCAATGATAGGGACGATAAAGCACCCGACGTTGTGACCATTGGAGTTGATGAGTTAGCGGTTAAATTTGAATTTACTTCTAAACTTGCTTTAAAGAAAATATTTGCAGGTCATGAAATGGCTAGTGAATTATTTAATATTAAATTTGACGATAGTTTTTTAAGCGGTTCGCCTGACTTAATTACTTTGCAAAATTTATTTGTTAAGGGTTATGTTGAACCTAGACAAAATGATTTATTAGAATTTTTAAGTTATTTATCTTATTTAAAAACAGGAGAATATTTAGAAATGATGTTCGAGCCGATTAGTTTAATTGGTGCTGATTTATCTAACGATGCTGATTTAAGTGTTGATGAACGTCGTATATTAAAAGGTTATCCAGCATTAACTGCTCCAAAATTAGGCGTTGACGGGCAACCATTACCAATACAAGCAGCAACAAATGATACATTAACTAATTTAACAGGTCGACAATTACAAGGCTTATTAAGAATAGTTAGTAAATATGATAACGGTAAAATAAATAAAGAAGCTGCGATATTAACTATGATGCAAGGCTTTAGTTTAACCCGTGAAGATGCTTTGACTTTCTTAGATGAGAATGATGCTGAGGTAACTCCAATAACTAAAATGTCAAGTCAAGTTGATAATGTTTTAATGCAATTAGAAAGTGTTGGAACTATTGAAGACCCGAATACATATATTGTTTTAAAACGTGAGAAAGTAAACTTTAAAAGTTCAAATGATGCTTTGAAATATGAACGCCAAATAATGAAGTTTGCTGATGTTTTAATTATTAGCATTAAGGAATTAGACAGTGCTGTTTTAAATGCTTTAAAAGGCAATCCTAGTATCACAGTTGACGAATTAGCTAAGCAATTAAATTTTAAACCTTACCAAATTGACGAATCAATTAAACGTTCTTTGGATAAACAATTAATTGAAGTTTCGACAAGTGGATTTAAACCAACTCCAAAGGCTTTAGAGAAAAAAACAGAACCGATAAAATCTAAAGAGATTTATACTATTTATAAATATGAACGTGATTTTGATAAACCTAATTTACAACCTGGCGGTAAGTCAAGAACTTTTTGTACTAGAATGTTACAAAAAAATAATGAATATACATTTGAACAAATTGACGGGATTAGATTAGAAGGTATGGAAAATGTAGCAGGAAGTAACATTTGGGACTACCGTGGAGGTTGGTATAATAATCCAAAAACAGGAGTTATCGATGCTGAATGTAGGCATTTATGGATGGCTGAAACAAGACAAAGAAAATAAACATGGCAGATGTATTACTTATAACCGAAAGTTATTTAAAAGAAATGAGTGTTATCAATGATAACGTTGATATGAAAATATTGAAACCTACTATTATAATGGTTCAAGATATTTATTTACAGAAAATATTAGGCACTCCATTATATGAAGATATAAAAACTAAAATTACAAGTGATCCAACTTTAGTTACTTACCCAAATGAAAAAGCATTATTAGATACTTATATTTCTAAAGCATTAGTTTGGTATATTAAAATGGAAGCTACAATGGAGTTCAAATTTAGATACATGAATAAAGGAGTAATGACTAAAAGCTCTGAAAATTCACAACCTGCAGATACTGGCGATTTAAAAATGTTAATGGATAAGTGGCGTCAAAATGCCGAAATGTACGCACAATTATTAACGGATTATTTGCGTTTTAATGTTGCAACATTTCCTAAATATTATGAATACCCTAATACAGGAATGATACCAACTATTAAAAATTATACTTCCAATATATTTTTAAATGATTATGGTAA